TTTATACATGTATTAAAGATCATGACCCAAATAATATAAGTGAAAATATTTGGAAAAGAAGCCCTTGGTCAGGAGATACCTGGTAGTGCTTAACGGTAATACATCATATCACGGAGCATTAAGAAAAGTTGTTGTTGCCTTTGGTCGATTATTTTCTGATATTCGTATTCAAAGACAAGACAATACAGGTGCTGTAGCACAGACATTACAGATACCATTGGCATATGCTCCAAAAGAAAAATGGTTGGTTCGTATTGATAGTGACCCATCATTAAACAATTATACATATGTTTCATTACCTAGAATGTCATTTGAAATACTAGGTTATGCATATGACCCTACTCGTAAAACAAACAAAATGAATAAAATTGTTTGTAAGACAGGAGTCACAGCACAAAATCCTAATATGAAGTCTGTATTTAGTCCTGCTCCATATAATTTGGATATTCAATTATACATTATTACCAAAACACAAGAAGATGCTATGCAAATTCTTGAACAAATTTTACCAACATTTACACCAGAATATACTCTTTCAGTAAATGCACTACCAGATATGGAAATTGTTCAAGACATTCCTGTCATATTAAATAGTGTAACAGTGAATGATGAATATGATGGCGATTTCCAAACAAGAAGATTTGTAACACATACATTATCATTTACATTAAAAACAAATATCTATGGTTATGTATCACAACAAGGTGTGATTAAATCTGCGACTGCAAATGTAAGCCAACCAGGTGAGAAATATACTGCAACTGCAAGTACACCAGATGATCCAATTACAGAAAATTGGGAATCACAATTTTAATTTATGGCTCAAACATATCTTGGTAATTCAAATTTAAAGGCGGCCGGAGTCACTGTAAATTTTACAGAAGAACAGATAGTAGAACTTAGAAAATGTAGAAAAGATCCTATCTATTTTATTGAAAATTATTGTAAAATTATTACACTTGACCATGGTTTACAACCATTTAAATTATATGATTGCCAAAGAAACAAAGTGAAGGTTATACATGAAAATCGTAAAGTTATTCTTATGGAAGGTCGGCAGCAAGGTAAAACTACCACAAGTGCTGCGTACATTTTATGGTACACTCTATTTCAAGATTCGAAAACGGTCGCCATATTGGCAAACAAAGCAACCGCCGCGAGGGAAGTACTTAACCGATATCAATTAATGTATGAAAATCTACCTTTATGGATACAACAAGGAGTTGTAACTTGGAATAAAGGTGATATTGCTTTAGAAAATAATGCAGTTGTATTTACGGCAGCAACAAGTTCATCTGGTATTCGTGGTAAGTCTGTTAACTTACTATATGTAGATGAAACAGCGATTATACCTAATAATGTAGCAGAAGAATTTTTTACATCGGTATATCCAACAATTTCTGCTGGTACTACATCTAAAATATTATTATCATCAACACCATTAGGATATAATCACTTCTGGCGTTTTTGGAATGATGCACAGGAAGGTAATAATGATTTTGTACCATTGTTTATACCTTACACTGAAATACCAGGTAGAGATGACAAATGGGCAGAAGAACAAAAAAGACAACTTGGTGAACTTAAATTTAACCAAGAGGTACTATGTACATTTTTAGGTTCAAGTGCAACACTAATCCGTGCTGATGTAATAGCAAAGTTAAAACCTAAGAATAATAAATATACTAAAGATGGCCTAGATGTTTATAATAAACCGATTAAAGGTCATAATTATGTAATTATTGCTGACACTGCAAAAGGTGTAGGTGGTGATTACTCTGCATTTAGTATAATAGATATTACGCAAGTACCATATATACAAGTAGCAAAATATAGAGACAATAAGATAAGCCCTTTATTGTATCCAAACATAATACATAAAATGGCAAAAGAATATAATGATGCATATGTATTGATTGAAACCAATTCTAGTGAACAGGTTCCAACGATATTATACAGTGAATTAGAATATGAAAATTTACTTTTTGTGAATATGAGTTCATCTGGTCAGGTTGTTTCCGGTGGTTTTGGTGGGGGACAAACAAGATTAGGTGTACAAACTGACAAAAAAGTAAAAAGAATAGGTTGTACCAATTTTAAGTCAATGGTAGAAGAGAATAAGTTACTTATTCAAGACATTGATACCATTGCTGAATTATCAACTTTCATTGAAAGAAGAGGTTCTTATTCTGCGGATGAAGGTTATCATGATGATCTTGTTATGACTTTGGTATTATTTAGTTGGTTAACTTCCAACCCATATTTTAAAGATTTAAATGATGTTAATTTGAGAGAGGAAATGTATAAATCTCATATAAAAAATATTGAGGAAGAATTAACACCATTTGGTTATATAGATGATGGAAGAGATGATCCAAATGAACAAGTGTTGGTGAATTTTTAAAAATTAGAAACATATAAATATACTGTATAAGAGGTGACTCTCAGTACATTATTCATAAATTAAGGAGAAACAAAAAATGGCGTTTCAATTATCTCCAGGAGTTAAGGTAACAGAACAAGATTTGACGCTTCTTGTACCTGCGGTTTCAACATCTGCGGGTGCATTTGCTGGTGCATTTAAATGGGGACCTGTTGAAGATCCAGTCACTATTACATCTGAAAATGTATTAGTAGAAAGATTTGGATTACCAACAGATTCAAATGCACAATCATTCTTTACTGCGGCAAATTTCCTATCATATACAAACAATTTATTGGTTGTTCGTGCAGATACAGCAGGTCATTTAAATGCTGTAGCTGATACAACAGGTACCATTTCATCAATTGCAATTGATAATCCAGGCTCAGGCTATACTGGTGATATTACCGTAACAATTGCTGCCCCTGATGTTCCTGGCGGGGTTCAGGCAACAGCAACTGCAGCATCAAGTGATGGTGATGTTGTTGATAGTATTGTAATTACAAATGGTGGTACAGGTTATACTACAACTAATCCAACTGTAACTATTACAGGTGCAGGTTCAAGTGCAACTGCCACAGCAACAATTACAACCGGTGGTATTAAGATTAAAAACTTTGATCAATATCAAAATAATTATTTAAATGGTGCTGGTGTTGTTGGCGAATGGGCTGCAAAATATCCAGGTGCATTAGGTAATTCAATTAAAGTGTCTATGGTTGATTCACAAACATATACAGGTTGGGATTACGAAGCTGAATTTGATGGTGCTCCAGGCACATCAACATATGCTTCATCAGTAGGTGGTACTAATGATGAATTACATATCATTGTTATTGATGAAGATGGTTTATGGACTGGTACAAAAGGTTCTATCCTAGAAAAATTTGCATTTGTATCTAAGGCAAATGATGCTAAGAAACCAGATGGCACAAATAATTACTATAAACAAGTAATTAATTCTAATTCAAGATATGTCTACTGGATGGATCACACAACAGATCTAGCTACAACCTCGGGTGGTACTGGTACCGGTGTTGATTGGGGTCAAACTGCAGCTAATAATGATTTTAAAGATCTTTCAATTGTTGTTAATAATTCATTAAGTGGTGGTGCTGATGATTTATCACCTTCCGATGGTGAACTTTCAACAGCATATGCTATCTTTGCTAATGACGAATTATATGACATTTCATTAATTCCATTAGGTAAAGCATCAACAACCGTTGCAACTTTTGTAATTAATAATGTTGCAGAAGTTAGAAAAGATTGTGTTGTATTTGTATCACCACAAAATGTATCAACAGGTGATGTTATTGTTGGTAGTGGTTCTACTCCAGTATCACAAATTATAGCTTATAGAGATGTATTACCTTCAACTTCATATGCTGTGCTTGATTCTGGTTACAAATACCAATATGACCGTTATAATGATACATATAGATATGTTCCATTAAATGGTGATGTTGCTGGCTTATGTGCTAGAACAGATTATACAAATGATGCATGGTGGTCACCAGGTGGCTTAAACCGTGGTCAAGTTAAAAATGTGGTTAAACTTGCTGTTAACCCAGGTAAAACTGAACGTGATAACCTTTATAAAAAAGGTGTTAACCCAGTTGTTACATTCCCTGGTGAAGGCACTGTATTGTTTGGTGACAAAACATTGTTAGCAAAACCAAGTGCTTTTGACAGAATTAATGTAAGAAGGTTATTCATTGTGCTTGAAAAAGCAATTGCTACAGCAGCAAAATATCAATTATTTGAATTTAACGATACATTTACCCGTGCTCAGTTTAAGAATTTAGTTGAACCATTCTTAAGAGATGTACAAGGTAGAAGAGGTATTGTTGATTATCGCGTTAAGTGTGATGATTCTAACAATACAGGTGAAGTTATTGATCGTAATGAATTTGTTGCTGATATCTTCATTAAACCAAATCGTTCAATCAATTTCATCAGTCTTAACTTTGTGGCAGCACGAAGCTCTGTAAGTTTTGAAGAAATTGGTGCATAAGATTATAAATAATATAAGGTTAACAAAGGAAAAGCAAAATGGCAAATATTAGCGATTTTAAAGCACAAATGATTGGTGGCGGTGCCCGCCCTAATCAGTTCCGTGTGGATTTGACTTTCCCAAACTTTGTTACCGCCGGTACGTTAGTTGGTATCAATGCACAATTTATGTGTAAAGCTGCTCAACTACCACAATCTACTGTAGATAATACTCAGGTATTCTACAGAGGCCGTCAGGTTAACTTTGCTGGTGAAAGAACATTTGCTCCATGGACCGTGACCGTCTATAACGACACAACATTCACTGTAAGAAATGCACTTGAACGTTGGTCGGATGGTGTCATGAACCATAGTCAAACAAATGGTAGAACAAATCCAGGTGACTATCAAGTAGATTTACTTGTAACACAACTTGATAGAAACGGAGCTTCAATTAAACAATATACATTTAGAGATGCATACCCAACAGTAATTTCACCAATTCAGTTGGATTATGATGCAAATAATGTAATTGAAACATTTGAGGTTGAATGGACATACAACTACTGGACATCAAATACATCAACAGATGGTTCTGACTTTGGTGTTAATGTAAGTGTGGACACACCTATTGGTACATTCCCACTTCCATTCTAGGTAGTGTTTTTATTATAAAGGTTATATTATGGAAATTTTCGGCTTCGAGATAAAGAGGAAACCATTGAATCAAAGCAAGGGAGCAGTTGTTGCTCCCTCATTTGACGATGGTTCTACAATGGTTACC